ATGTTCGGGGCAAATCAGCATGTGGATGTGGGAGTTCATGGAACTCATTGTAACGCCAATGCTTACGGGGTGGGGTTAGAAGAAGATAACCATCTACATCCATTGCTTACCCCCTATGGTAAGCATATGATTTAACAGTAGTTAGATTCATAAGGTACGCGACCACCTCACGGCGCAGAGCTACTTGTCCAATCTTGGACAAGTAGGGAGCACCACATATGTCGAAAGTTCATTACAAAATAAAGAAGCTGGAGAACCACAAATCACTTCGCCAGGCGAAGGTGAAGTTTACAGAAAAAGAACAAGGCTTCCTTGACAACTACAAAATCAAGGCGGCGACCGAGGATGCTGCGAAATCGTGGGCCAGTCTCAAGAAAGATGGCCGCGCATTCGCCAGCAAACTTGAGCGGGTTCGGAAAGCGATGGTGGCTGGCAATTCGCCCACGAGTCTATTCAGCAAGTGGCTGAAGTCTGTGGGCATTCCACGAGCGACCGCTTATTGGACCTTGAAACGGTACGGCACGAGCACCAAGGGAAGAACAACGCCCTTGATAAAGCAGCTTCTCAAAGATCGGGACAAGCTGGCAGCGAAGCTGACCATCACTGAAGCCAAGTTGAAAGCAGAACGTAGCAAGGACAAAAGAAAGGACCTGACTGCCGAAATGAAAGAAACTCAAGCGAAGATCACCACCAAGAGCGAGCAGATCAAGACGCAGCGCGAATCTCTTGAAGATCAAATTGAGTCCGCTTTCAAGAACGTTCGTGAGAAGGTAAGCCGCATCGCCTGGTTCAGCAAGCACAGTGACGATCAGGCTCCGCTGCTAAAAACTGTCGCCTCAGAAACGCAGTCGATAGTTGAGGAGCTAAAAGAACTCAACCTTGATTGGAAACAAAGCGGCGATCTGCTGGTCAAAGTTCTGTCAGCAATCAGCACAGGACGTGACCCTTTCGACGTGGTTCGCCCGATGGTCGGAAAGAAACCCGCTGCCAGCATTCGCCCTGCGGCGCATCCTGCGGCACAACCCCAAGGCTAATAACGAACGGCTAGGAAGGGCTGTATTGAGCAGCCCTTCCAGCCTCACCATTCAAACCGAAATCCCACTTCAATAGGAGATTCAAATGGATTGAAGCAAGTTTACGTCACCCGAAAAATAACTAAAAGCCCATCAGAGATTCACGTCTCTGATGGGCTTTTTCCTTACACAGCGAGTCAGTGACCAAAGCTTCTTGATTGGCATTACAGCATCCCGAGATATTGCGTACGTGCCAGAGCACGAACGTCAGCCAGCGTTTTGCTGCTGGTGACGGGCAGACCTATCGCTGTAATCGCAGCAGCCTGATCCCCGCTAATCGTACCCGTGGTGGGGAGCGGGTCAACGCCAGCGAGTGATTCAAAATTGGCTTGGTCATCGTCGGTGTAAAACACTACCGACAGCAATGACAATCCATTCGCGCCATCGAGCCAGCCTGAATTGCGGAACATCGTGTGACATCCGACAGTCTGTGTATTAGTTTGGCAAAGATAGTAAGGCATAAATTCCTTTATTTCGGCAATACGTTGTGCGCCACGATGCCTGATTCCAGTGTGTAGCTGTGTGCTGTCGTCAATGACAATGCCTGTGCTTCGGTTTCATGCAGGTCCATACTCACGAGGTCATAGACGCGATCTTCGAGCACGGTCACTTCCTTGCCTGGATAGGCAATGTGCGCTCGCTTCCAGCCCTCGTCCGCAAGTACAAAATGCATAATCGTCACCAACTCGCCGTTGTCGAGCGGGTCAATCATCTGCCAGCGTTTCGCTTCATGGACTTTCAGCGCGAACCGCTCCCATGTTCCTGCTGCTGTGAGCGCCTTGGTTCCGTCAACCCATCGGTCGATACGGACAGGATTCGACTGAGTGCGGATGAGCGTGTTGCCGCTCCAGCATCCTCCTCGACCACCGCCTCCCGTACCACCACCACTTCCATTCCCTGTTCCACTCGTCGCGGTAGTGGGGTTCAGCGCACCGCTTGATAGCGCGATGCGGCTCTGGAGATTCTGCGCTTGCGTGCAGAGGAAATTCTTGAATGGAAACATATATGAGGGTGAGCCGCTGGGCACTACAATCGGATTCTGTTGGTTCAATATCGGTGTTCCTGTGTAGGTTCCCCCATTAGTGCCGCTGATGGTTTCAACCGCAGTGGTTCCCGAAGTATCATTCAACTTCCAGTAATAAGTTGCTCCGTCTGCCACTACAGCAGCAGGATAAGCACTCGCCGCACTGTTGTTAAAGCCGACGTTCACACCAGTTATGAAGTGATTCTGCACCTGTGCCAATGACAGAGCAGTGGTGTACAGGGCAATCTGACCGAGACTGCCGTTGAAGAAGCTATTGCTGGTGGTCAAGAAACTTGCATTCGCTGGGCCAAATCCCATTCGATACCATAGAGCGAAGCCTGCATTCCTCGGAGCACCCTGCGAACTGGCAGTTCCTGCGCTGGCACCGTCCACATAAATAGTGATGTTTCCGCCACTCGCGAACGAGAGCACGATGTGATGCCACGCACCGTCATTGACAGTCGCGCTGGTTGTCGTGGAACTCTGAACCGTTCCGCCACTGTTGACGTACTGGAAGTTTATGTTTCCAGCAGGGCCAATCGTCCATATCATGTCTTCGTGGGTTGGAGCACCCGTACCCGTCTGCGGTGCAGCCAAGGACATGATAACTTGCTGGCCGCTGACTGCCGTTGTCTTAATCCATGCTTCAAGAGAAAACACGGAGGGCAGCGAGTTCGCAGACGTAGTGGTTGTGAGGTACTGGCTGCTTCCATTCAATCCCACACTCGTTATGGTCGGGAACACAACATCCGTGGACAGCCATCTCATTGTTTGCGATGGTTCATCCCAGTATGGGTAGGCGGTATAAGAATTAGCTGCCAGCAATCCCGAGATTGCTTGCGAACCGCCTGCAATGAATCCGCTGATACTTCCGTCCACTCGGAATATCGGCGTCTGAGTCCAAGAGAATGTCACACCTGTTGTGCTGGTAGTCCACGTCATTCCGTTCAGCGTGATGGCGTTCTGACTAGACGGAATGCTGCCCTTCGCGAGGACGCCACTTTTTGAAGGATCAACATTGTTTCCCGTCAATGCGGTCTGATTCACCTTGCCGTAAGTCGTGCCATCAGAAATTTCGGTATCGAGGTTGCGGACGCAACGAATGTAATGTTCGTCGAACTCAACGGTGGTGTTCGCAGCATTTGCATAAATCTCGAACGTGGCATACACCGTTCCTGCTGGTGCAGTCTGAGTGTTGGTAAGGAGTGTCCAAGAGCTAGATGAAGTGGTTACGTCAGAACCACCGATGCCCGTTCCACTGGCGTTTCGGAAACTTATAGACAGATCAGCGGCACCCGACCCGCTGATCCATTTCGCGCGCGCGCTAGCAAAGAATACGTCGCCAGGACGACACATGACCTTCTTTATCGGTAATATGCCAGCACCACCTGCGCTTGGACTCGTGATCTTGATACTCTGTGCGCCACTGAATTGAGTGGTCGTGTCGTAAGCCAGCGTTGCGGTATTGGCATAAGGCGTGTAGCCAGGTGGTGGAAGGATTGAACTACTGGATTCAAAGTTGCCATTGTCCAGCAGCGCATCTCCAGCGATGTAGCTGGTGCGCAAATAGACGCCGCCATCCGCTATGTTGTCCAAGCTGCTCGGCCCTGCGACCTGCCAGTTTGCATTCGATGTGCTAGGAGTCGAGTTCGTGTTGCCTGTAACACAGACCCAATAATTTCCGCCGAAGGTGACTTCCGCTCCAGCGATGTATGCGGTCGAGCTAGACCATGCGCCTTGAAAGCCGCTATATGAGCCGACTACCTGCCAGTTTGAATTGCCTGTGTTCGGAGATGAGTTCAGACTTCCGGCGAGAGCAACCCAATAACTTTGACCGAAGATGACTTCGTCACCCTGAAGATAGGTGGTACCCGATACCCAGATGCCACGGAAGTTATAGGCGACGTTGCCGACTGCACGTGAAGCCAACAGCCGCACGAAGCTTGGGCCGTCTCCGATGTTGTCGAGAATTTTGTTGGGGTGAACATTGCTGGCAAAGTCGATTGTTCCCGGTCCGCTCGGGAACCATAACCCTGAAGTGCCGTTCCACCATGAACCTGCAAGATTGCTGGTAATACTCGTATTGCTTGTGGACAAATTACCAGCGGGGATGAGCTGAATAGAGCCGCTCGGTTGCGTCCAAGCGAGCTGAATTTCGTAGTTGCCTACACCGTTCTGCCATTCAAGCAGAATGGGGTAGTAGACGCCCTTGGTGAGACTGATAGTGCCATTCTGCGTGTATGCGAGAGAACCGTTCGCACCTTGTCCAGCAGGCAGGTTATTTATGAGTTGTTGTGTTCCGATGAAGAGGTTAGTTCCGTCGTCGGAGTTCACGCCAATCGTGTGGACGCCTGTTACGCTCGGAATGAGGTACCCAACCCAGCGTGCATACGTGTACGTAGTGTTCACACTAGCAGGGAGAGCTGCTGATCCAGTTACACTGATTCCGTAGTTAACGCCCGCATCTGTGGTAGTGGTAATTGGAGCCCAGCCCAGCGTGTCAGCACCGCTAGGTTTATGGGCGATGACTAGACCGCTTGCCGCCTCAACAGTTCCAGGATTGGCACCAGGCACTGTGAATGCCTGAGAACCCAAATTCGCCAATGGCGTTGCAGAATTTCCAAATGCGTTTACGGGTTGAAACTTGAAATATAAAGTCTGCCCAGCCCACGTCGGGTCATATTGATACTTAAATATGCTTTGATCGAGGCGCATGAACACACTTCCCGCCGCATGGCTGCTGATCGTTGTGCCGAGTAGTCCACGATGTATGTATCCATTCGCTGTGTACTGCTGTTGACCGCTGAGCGCCATTGCGCTGGTAGCGATATATTCTCCGTCCACGAAGCACAGCGTGACGTGATTATCGGCATCTGCGGTGCTTCCTGCTTCTAATGCGCCGCAGTTCTCTGCGAGGTCGATCACCAGCGAGTTCACTGTGTCAGGATCGCTGCCTGATGCAAACGTGCTGTGCAATACTCCTAATCTTGCTGGAGCTTGAATGGTTCCTACCTGCTCGAAATTGGTGTTGTCTCTTGATACCCAGATGTTCGTGCTTCCGTAATTGCTGCTAGTGCCGCAAACACCGATGCAGATAGTGTTGCCTGCATATCCCGTAAGACGAGATGTTGCCTCGAACATTACAACTTCAACGTTGCCAGGATTGGCATAAGCGTTCGACACCACATTCGCTGTGCTAATTGCCTTGTTGTAGATCGTCGGAAGGTGGGCACCCCACGGATAATCCTCGCAAGTGATCGCCAAGCCAGTCAGCGGATCGTCAACGATCTTGGTGATGCGAGCTGGCTGATTCACCAGTCCGAGATTTGCGTTGTTGAGACCGACGGCCCATGTGCTCGTGGTGCTGAGGGAGATAATGTCCATCGGCTCCAGATATGAGTAGGTGAATGGCAGCGTGAATTCGTAAGTGTTGCGGATGTAGACGTTGTGCTTCACACGCATATTGGCAGCAAACGTTGCGGCCGTCAGCGTGTGAATGAAATCCCAGTTCTGCGGGTCTTCCCTTCTCTCTCCCCACTTGTTGATTGAAGCCTGATCGGATTCCTGCGTGATCTCAGGTGAATACTGATTGCTGCGATTGTTCCACTGCACCTGGACCGCATTCATCGCGTCCTGAGGAGCACTGCGGGTGATCTTGACTGGATCTTCGCCTTCTTTGCCGACATAGCATGTGTCGTCCAATGCGACGGCATAAGCGGTTGGCGCAGTCCAAGTGCAGCCATTACCAGCCGTGGTGGTGTCGCCGTAAGACACGAGCTTGAGCAGACCTTCGCTGTAGAACGCAGCGCACATGCCAGCTTCCAGCCATTTGCCTAATGTGCTGGCTGCGGTGTCCTGCGAATCGAGCACAGGCGAGATGAAGAAGTTATTAGCTGCGAACCAGTTCCATGCTGTGCTCCCGAGCTGACTGCTGCCTGGGATGGAAGGTGCGCCTCCCCACGTGCCGTTCGGCCCGTTATCAATCACGCTCGTTGGGAATGCAACGAGACCAACTCCCAAGCCGCACTGCTGATTAGTGAGCACCTGCCCAATGCACTGAATTGGATTGCAGTCTTTTATTCCTCCACCGTAGATGTCAGGCGTTACGACCTCGAATGTGTTGTTAGAAATCTGGCCAGATGTTCCGAGCGCCATCGGGTGATATGCGACATATGCCTTGGACGAATAGCCCAACGCTGCGCCTGGATATTTTGAAGTGAGAACACTCCATGTGCCTTGTCCCTGTGCGCCCTCGAACAACTGAAAGTTGAGAGACCTAGGTGCGCCTTGAGGCACGATGCTGAGGTCTTGTGTGATCCACGTGATACGCACCTGTGCGCTGATGTCGCCAGTGGCGAACTTGTACGTTCCGCCGTGACCACTCGGGATGCACTGATAAGTTCCTGTCACTGTCGGCGCGGTGTTCACCTTGGTGAGCCTCGTGCCGTTATTCGGTCCTGCCGTATACACCACGCCCAAGTCCGTCAGGAACTGGAGTGATCCCCCGACGACGATCTGCTTGCCTGCTGGAACGATGTCGGTCTCAGTTTCCGTGATGTTTGGCAGATAGAAGCTGTACGTCAGCGTCAGGGTCTTGCCTGCATCGTGCGTGGCATCGAAGTGATATGTGTTCCCTGGCTCCGTCGCTGTGGCTGCATGGGTCTGAGCAACGCCGCTAGCGTTCTGCAAAGTTAATGTCGTGGCTGTAGATGAGGCGCAGACGAACGAGCCGTTGTTCGCAGCGTTGGTGAACCCAGCAATCGTGAATGTGTATCCAGCGAAAGCATTCGAACCACCTCCTGTGATCGTGCCTGTGTAGGCGGTGTTGCCGCCTGAGGCATTCGCAACAGAAGTCAGCGTGAATGTTCCGATTGAATTTGGATTGATGCTGTAGGTTCCGCTAGTGAGAGTTGTCCCGAACGGCACCTTTATGAACGACGCCAAATACGAGCCGCTCAGAACTGTTGCAGCAGGAGCACCAAGATCGTGGAATGTGCCGCTGTAGCCGATGCTGCGACCCACGCCAACATCAATTAGCTGATTGTTGCTGCTCGTGACAACCGCTGGTGCATTGGTCGGCGTATAGATGCCTGGTGCTGCGATTGTGTAGCTTTCAGTGGCGTTTGGCAGACCGAGCCAGCTTTGCCCCGACCAGACATCTCCGATGCCAAGGATTGGCCCATTGCAAAGGGCCGCAACGCAGTCGACAAAATAAAGATATTCTGTGCCACCCTTGCCGCCGCCCTTGCCGCCTTGAATGTTGACGGTCTGTGCTCCGAACCCATCTTCCCAGAGAAGAGATTGCTGAATACGAGCTGTTCCCATTACCCAAGGCAGTGGGTATCCGTAGGCAGACTGGTTGATCTGCGCTTGATTAAGTTTCGTCGGTTGCTGCTGTTGTCCGAATCCCATTACTTCTCTTCCCCACAGTGCTCATCGAACGGCGTGAAAAACTTTCGCTGACATTTCTGAAATCGTGGTTCCTTAGTTCCGTGTCCACCGATAACGCCATGACGCCCGATGGCGTGAATGATGTAGTCAGGCCAACCGACGATGATTCCCGCATGTGCGAATGCGTGATCCAGCTTGTATACAACCGTGTCTCCTGGCTTGGCTTCTGTCTCAGAAATCTCTCGCATGTAACGCATAACGGTGTTGATGTATTCAGGGTCTTCTCTGTGCTGACAGACTTGCAGCGAATAATCTGTGGGCAGAGGCACACCATCTCCTGGACGATGCCCTGCTTCTAAATAAACCGCTTTGAGTAACTGACCGCAATCCACGCCGCCCTTCGAGCCTTTGATCGCGGACCAACCCCGATACGGCGTCCCAAGCCAACTCTTCGCCACTTCCACAATGTTGTTTCTCTGTACGTCTGATAAAGGCATCGCTATACCGCCTGAGTCGGTGGTGGTATGAATGGATCGCCACCGAAGTGAACTTGATTGGCAAATTTGCTGATGCAGGTCGGAAGCGTTTTATCGCAGCCAGCCGTGACCACGAACGTGTCTCCCACGTTCGGTGTGAGCAGCCAGGGAAATGACATCTCAAGATTGCCCGAAGCATCATGCAGCTTTACGGTCTGGCTCAGTCCTGAATTAGTGCCAGCCGTACACTTGACCACGCCCTGACTGAAATATCCGAATGCCTGAGAGAAAGCTGAAGATGGAATCAACGTCCACACGCTGCTTCCAGAAGCAGCGGTGAAGCTTTGGGTCTGAATGCCGCCCACAGGATTGCAGTTGCTGTCGCCGTAGCTCCAAGGACAATTCGACTGAAATACTCGTGTCGGCACCTTGAGGTTCAACGCATAAAGAGGATCGGCGCACTCGAACGTGACCTTCAGCCTATTTATCTCGGTAATCTTTTCCAGAGTGCCGTAGAACTTCGTCTCGATCCCATTGCTGACGTTCCCGTATCCGTTGCTTGGCATGTATGCCGTGTAAACGGTCACCTGCGCAGGCTCAAATAATCCGTTGAACGCAGCGTTCAGAATTCCGACATTCATGCCTGGGTAGCTGGTTCCCTGCTGGGGAACGCAACTCAGCGACATGGTGTTCGACTGAAGACCAAATCCTGCCTCGCTCGTGATTGCACCACGGGACCAGCGTCCGTACTGACTTGAAGAAAAGGTCGTGGTACTTCCAGTCCATCCATTCGTGCCGCTCGGAACAGTGATGTCGAACTGTCCCTCTGTCACATAGATAGTCGTGCCCGTCGGAAGCGAGATGGCAAATAAATCTGCCTTGAGACAGTTTGGGTTTGTTTGCAAAAACGATACGAGCGAAATCGGCATCAGGCGTTTCATTAGTTCACCGCCTCAACTAGAAAGAGAAACGGTGTGTAGACATCCGTTGTGCTGGTCACTGTGACGGTGAACTTAATCGTGATCGAGGCTGCCGTATTTTCTGCAGGAGTCGCTGCGCTGTAGATGGGAACAGTCGCCGAGCCGCCCGCCGACCAACTGATGAGTCTGCTCAAGACCTGAGAATTGGCGGTCACAGGGTCGTTCATGACAAGCAAGTTCCACTGCATTTGCGGGACACCTGTCGCTGCACTCGCAACAACGAAGGATGTGGCCCCAAAGTAGACCTTAAATGTTGAAGCTGTGGCACCAGTGGAGTGCTGGAATATGCTGGTGATTCGCACACCTGTGCCTAGCCCAATCGTGTTCGCAGGCATCGTGTAAGTGAATAAAGTGGTCTCCACGTTTGAAGCTGGTGTGATAGGAGACTGTTGATCCTGAAAGTTCAGGGTCTTCGACGGCACTTGCGCTGCCGTAGCCACACCACTGATGTCCGAGAACGCAGGTTGAGTCAGCGTCGGAGTGCCGCTCGTGCTGATGCTGTTGATCCATTTACTAGCCACCGCAGTGATCGCTTTGACGCCGCCGATCAGAGATGTAGTCGGATTTGGTAATTGCGTCGAAGCTGCGGTTCCTGAAATTTGAGAAAAACTGTAATCGTTAGTAGCCGAGACCACCACTCCAGTGCGACCGAATACGGAGGAAACAGCTCCACCGCCGCCGCCTACAGCAGAACCATTGAACGTAAGCTGGTCGCTGGCGTTTACACCGAGAGCCAAATCAGCTGAGTTTGCATTGTTGCGCCATGCGAGGGTGTCAGCATGAGCCAAGCTAACGAAACCCGATGCAGCTTGATTAGGCGCCGAGGAATCAAGGCCCACGAGAGTCAGCGGATAAACGTTGATCGTCTGAGGACCGCTTGGGTTCAACTGAACGGCTTGCGGCGTGGCTGTTAATCCTCCACCGCCTGTCCCTCCACCAGCGAATACGATGCCACTGGTACCCGCAGCTACGAACTCGCTGCTGAACTTCACACTGCTGATGTCCCACTGATCCACACCACTATTCGTGGTGAAGCTACGAACGCTGTCCACGGTGTCGGCGGAGAAGCGACACAGAAAACAGAAGCTACCTGTCCACGTGAGCACAGCGTTTAATACAGGAGCACTGCTAAATGTCACCACGCCTGTGCTACTGAGGCTCACGCTGGTCAGAACACTATTGACGAACACTTGAATGCTCCCAACCACGTTCTGAATGATGTCGGTTGCACCGCCAATACCTCGACTCAACTGAAACTTGGTCGTCGTGCCATCTCCAACGCCAAATTGCATGCTGGCGACGGAATTGTCTTGCGGATCAGAAAACTGAAATAGATTGTTGCGTCCCTGACATGCCATGTACACGCCGATGAACTGAGCCATGACACTGCTGGCCAAAGACTCCTGTCCTGTGATGTGATCCATGTCCCATTCAAAATCCCAAGTTGCATAGGGTTTTATGGCAACGGAGCTCGTGCCCACGCCAGCAGCATTGGGCTGGATGACGGTGTTGAAGTTCGGGTTTTTCTTTAGCCCCGCTCTCATGCTCAATGGCATCTGGGGCATCACTGGATAGGCCATGATTACCTGTTCATCTTTCTCATCACTGAAGTCATGTGGCGTTTGAACCTATCACCGTGCTTTGTCAGCATTCGATCCACGCCCTCGGCATCCACGGCGTGAATAGTTGGAGCAAACGAGGCATGAACGTGTGTGTCACCGTACGAATTCCCACGACGACCTTCAGCGGTTTCTACTCTGTCCGTCAGTGCTTTTGTCACTACGGTCTCACCACCGTGACCAATGATTGGGACCGCACCCTGACCTGGGATTTTTCCGCCGATCTCAAAGCTCATGGCCGTGGCCATCATGCTTGCGCCGAATGCCGGCGCACCCATATCAATCGGCCAGGGAGCAAGAGAGAACGAAGCCACAGCGTTTGCACCTGCGACTTGCGCCGCCAACGTTTTCAGGATCGCAGTCGTAGCTGTTGCCTGAGCGATGGTCATGGCATTGGTGCTCGCATCCACCGCTTTCATAATTGTGTGAGTAATCACCCACTGCATTCCCCACTTGATAATGGAGCTGAGCATAGATTCGAGCATCTGGCTCGCGACTTGGCGCACAGCTTGCCCTAAGCTTCGACTCTCCACGATGCTTCGGGCCATTCCCTGACTGAACCCGTTTACAAATTGGGTGACGCTGCTCTGCAATGTCATGCGGATGGTCGTGCTCAAATCCAAAGTCTCGGACTTCATACGAGCGAAGTAGGTGCCCCACGAGGAATTCAACTTCGCCATCGCAGTGTCGGTCTTGCTGATCTCGCTGTTGAACTTGATCTGCTCCTGGGTCTGTTGCTGGACTAGGTGGAGCTTTTTATCAGGATCTTGTGTCTGATCTATTTCATTCTGCAAAGCCCTCATCTTGGCTTCGTGTTCCTGCTCATAGACCTTCTTGACCTGTTCGTAGTAGCTTTTTTCAGAAATCAGACCGAGCGCATGATTCTGTTCCAACGCATCCTGCTGCATACCGAGATACTCTCGGTACTTGCTGATGATCTGACCCTGATTGAGAAGATTGCCCTGTTCACCCAGCTTGGCGACAGCTTCAGTGGCTTTGACTTGAGCGGCAGCGATCTCATCCGATGCCTTCTGTGCATCATCGTGAGCTTTAGCAACGCGCTGGCTAAGACTTGCGAAGGCTTTGTTCCACGCAGACTCGGTCTTCTGAGCATCTGCAGTAATTTCGTTGGTCGCCTTACCTGAAGAAATTACGACCCGTTCGCGGGCTTCAATGGTTTGCTCCCGCAATGCGGTCGTAACGTCTTGCCATGCCTTCTCTTGATCCGTAAGGTGCTGAGCAAGAAAGTTATCCTGTGGCGAGTCCTTAATCACACCCGCAGCTTGACGCTGCTTTTCGCGTAGCGTGTCAAAGTGACCCTGGGCCTCCTCCATAGCGGCATTCAGCGCAGCTACAGCCTGCTTCGGATCGTTGCCATGCTCGCGGATGTCCTCAAGCTTTTCTCTGACAGCTAGCAATGCCTTCTGCGCTGGTTCGGTGTCTACCGAACCGAACAGCTTCATGAACCAATTGCTGTCCATCTTCTGAAGAAGTTTGTCAGCTTCAGTTTCCATTTTCTTGAACTCGCCAATGATGGAGTTCAAGGTTTGCTCGTTTAGCAATTTGATTTTGCCTTGCAATGCAGCAACGGAGTGGTTGCCGAGTTCATCGGCTTTGATTTGGACCTGGAGCAACTCTTCGCCCAGAGTTGCCATTGTGTCGTGGAACGTGCTGTCAACGGACTTCCACCCATCGGCGATTTCCTTGGCTGCTTTCTTGTGCTCCTCTACGAACTTGCTGATGAAGCCGATTGCGAACACTGCGCCCATGACTGGAAGCAACAACTCGAATGCCGCGCCAATGCCTGGAATAGTTGCAATGAGTGAATTGATATGACGAGGCAGACGAATACCGAGGGACTCTTCCAAGACCATCATGGAGCCACGGGCTTCCATCATGTTGAAAGAGCCATCAAATTCTTTGGACTTACCTTTCAGTCCATCAAGGTCAGCCTTGACCTTGCCTATGTCCTCGCGGAATTGAGCGGTCTCAGCCTGCAACCGAATGATGAGTGCGCCTATTTCGGACATTCGTGTTCCTTTGGTTTCAGCGACGGCCAGCATTCATTGACCAATTGCTCGGCATCGTCACGGCCCGACGCTCGAACATCGCTGATGACCTTCAATCTGATTTCCAGCAACTTCTCGCGCGGTGTGCTCATCGGCTGATTGCCGAGAGCCTTCTTGATGAACCGCTTCGCGTTCTGCAACTCTTCGTGCTTGCGGCTGCTCTCTTCGTCTCTGACGAAGTCGTAAGGCGTGAGCATTGGATCTTCTGCCTTGCCACGGTTGACGTTGTACACAGCTGCTGCGGTCATCGCATGTGCGAACCGCTCGTACCTGATCCTGACGTTGCGACGTTTACAGAGGGCTTGAAACATGCCAGGTGTCAGTTCTTCAAACTCATCCCAGCTCAAGCCGAGGTCATATCGAGCGATTGACCACAGCTCTAACCATGTTTCGGGGCGGACGGACTCTAGGAACTCGTCGTCGCCGTCTGGACGTTTGGGTCGGCAGTTGCACCCGTGGCCTTTTCTTTCTCAAACTTTTCCCATGCTTCTTTCACGCCTGGGAATAGCAGGTCGAAGATTTCATCGGACAAGAGCCTCTGCGCCTCTGGGTTCAATACATCCAGCACCTGTTCAAGCGTGATTTCTGGGTTGTAGCGATTGAGAAGGCCCCACACGATCGTTGGAAAATGTTTGCCCGAGGAGAGGTCTTTCCAGTCCTCGATTTTCTTTAGGTCCTTGCCAATGGCCTCTTCGATCTTTGCAATAGCGCGGTAGTCGGGGCACAGCTTCCACACTTGTGGTGCAGAGCCGTCTTCGTTGTCTAAGAGAAGGGAGAAGTGCGGCGTGGTACGTGTCTTGATTTGCTTTTCAGCCATGAGGCACACCTATGGTGTTGAGGAGTGAACGGGGCGACAAGGTCGCCCCAACTAGAGGGGAGGATTAGGCGATAGTCCAAGGGCCAGTGATCTTGACCTTGACGTCAAGAGTGGCAGGCTTATCCAACGGGAATGCACGAGTCAGGGACTCAACAATGCCGCTGAACGTCGTGCTATTGGACGTTCCGTAGAGGGCCTTCATCTGTACCGCTTGGCCAGCGAGACGAATTGCTTCAAGAGCAATCTGGGTCGCGTCACCTGGCTCGTACAAGCACTTCACGTCAACGCTACCAGTGTCCTGCGTGGATGCGATGAAAGTGTCCACACCATTGGCGGTTGCCATCGTTGTGGTTTTTTCGACTTGTACCTTGTCGCCAGAAAAGCTAATGGACTGTACGCCTGCGAGTACGGTGAATGTAGTGGGAGATGCGACAGTTGCAAATTCAAACGCGTCGCCGATTCCTACAATTGGATTAGACATGTATTACTCCTTTGGGTCCGCCATCGGCGGTGTTTCTTGCTGCTTCTCGCCTGATGGCGTCGAAGAACTCTTGCGGGAACGTGCTGCGCTCTACCGCTGGGAATTGCCTGTGCCCGAATTGTGGTGGACACTTTGAATCGCTGTGTGCTCGTACCACGCACAGTTGCTCTGCATCACACGAGTCAAGCTGATTAGCATCTCGGGCTACTTGCGTGAAGGGCCAATCCTCTACACCGTTGACATCTCGAAATGGGTGTTTCTTCCACCACGACTTGAGATAGCACTGGCTAGTGCCGCAAGCGTATGGAGGATGTTGTCCGCCGCTCGGCTCATAGAAGTATCTGTACGTGCGACCGCCCGCTTCGTCATAGAACAAGATGTTGTGCCAGCCCGTCACCGCTTTGCCTGAGTCTTCAAGGCGCCTCACCTGCGCTGCTACGCGGTCGGGATGAGACCAGTCGTCCTCGTCCCAGGTGATACAGATCTCGCCAATGGCATTCTGCGTTCCGAGGTTGCGCAGATCGGCGACTGTCGTTCTCTCGCTGCGTATGTACTTCACAGCAGGCAATGCCGTCGCCCATGTGAGGGGTTCGTCGTTGTTATCGACGATTACTAGCTCCAGGGAACCTGCGTAGTCTTGGTCGTAGAAGCAATCAATCGCGGTCTCGACATACCTATCGCCATAGCCAGTCGGCAAAATACAAGAGACAGATGGAAGCATTGTTAGCCTTTGTTTTCGAGGTCCTGAAGAATTCCGATTGCCTCGGTTGCGAATGCGTCTAGTGCTTCCTCTTTACAGCCTTCCCAGGCGCGGCCCATCCAATGCTGGGCAGGTTGCGCGGCGTGATGGAACGGCTCGCCGTTCTTATCGACACCTGACACTTCTTGAGTGCCGAATTCTTGAAAGCTGCCCCAGAAAGCCTGCTTGGTAGGCCCGACACTGATTTCCATTACGGTCTCGTCTCCGTCTAGCCACTCTTTCTTCGAGACGATTGATTCTTCGAGGATGCCGACTTGGACTGGCGCAGATTCTTTTAGTGCTTCTGCAACGACAGTAGCTGCGGCTTCGCCAGCACGAGACAAATATCTCTTGGCAGCTTTTGCAGGCATTGAAGCGAGTCTGTCAGACAGTTCTTTAAGACCGTCGATTTCTATTTCCATTTAAGTTGTCTTTGGGAGAAAGGCGGGAAGTGAACACCGTGTGAGCAGGCACAATCGAACGCAGGGATGCGTCATAAGCTCAACAGGTCTAATGGACAAATAAACTGCTGTCTCACGAGTGAGAAGCTCGTCAAACGGTGTTCACTTGCAGTATTAACTTTCTCTCTCAATTAGGGCTAGATAGTCTTAATCCCAAAGCAAAAGCCCCGCCTATTAAGCGGGGCGTTTTGCCATCCTCTTCGAGAGAATTAAGCATTTGTGTTCAACTGAACGACAGCTTCTTGCAGGATCACGCGCTGGTCAACACGGCGGTATCCGAGGATAACCGTCTGACCATTGAGTGCAGCCACCTGATCCAGCACCTTGATCTTGATGCTAGAGTCGCCACGGTCGCCGATTACAGCGTAGGAAGCAAAGTCACCGAACAACCATGCTCCAGTAACGAGCGGAGATGCGTTGAATACAGGCAGTGCTGCCGAGAACTCCATCGGGAAACCAAGCAGACGCCACGCGCCGTTGGTGTCAAACGTGAAGTAAGTCTGGAACTGTGAAGCTGCCAATTGCGCCTTGAACAGACGAACTGCTTCCTGACGATTGACGAGCCACGTTGCATTGCTGTAATACGCACGATTCAGCGTAGCCATCGCGTCGAGAATATTGTTCGTGCTGAGTGCTCCTGCGCCAGCGGTGATAGTTGCACCGACAGCGGCAGTAGCATTGCCGAGATAGCCCTGTGGCTGTCCGCTACCTGTACCGCTAATGAACGCAGACTCTTCAGCTACACGAATGGCACGGGCCAAATCGGCGGTAATGAACTGGCCTGCGGCCTTGGCATCCTGTAGAAGTTCCCAGGACGCAAAGACGCTATCGCCGAGCATGTAAGCCGACAGCTTCGTGGTTGCGAAAGTCGGAACGCTCGTAGCGAATGCGTTGGTGCTGGAGTTGTTTGATTCAGCCTTCTGTGAGGCTACGGTCTTGCCTGACTGGTACGGGACATTCAAGTCCATCTCAGTCGTGATGACGGTAGACAAACTACGGGCCGAGCATTCCACCATCTGCAAGTTCGGAATGGATGGATCGGTCTGGATTGGTACAAGTGCCGAACCATCAGCAGCGGTTCCACCTTCGCCTAATGCGGCGTTAGTGAACAGATACTGATCGAACGCTGACTTGGACTTCAGTGAGGCCCAGAATGCCTTGGTGTCGATCTTGGTTGCGTCGAGTGGAGTACGGCTACCGAACGCATAAAACTTGGACTTGGTGCCGCTTTCGGCGATGACGCCTGCGGTATTCGGCAGTGCAATCTCGCTCTTGCTCTTAGCAATCGCGTCGAAACGAACGATGCTCTTGTTGATCTCGTCTAGTTCTTTGTTGCAAGCCTCGAAGCGGGTCTCCTGATCGGCAGTCAGCTTGCTGTGAGCTTCAGTTGCCGCCTTGAGCATTAGTTCCTGCTCGTCAAGGAGAGCGTTCTTGCGCTTATTTAGTTCGATGGAATTCATTTAGATGTCCTGAATGTGTGGTGTTGTCCCAAGGCGTTCAGCGGAACGAGAACGGACACAAGGCTCTGGCGGACTCGATGGAGCCGCAGATGAGAGCTTTCACTTAGGGCTAGATAGTCCTAATTCAAGAGTGGCTATTGCCGTTGCAGGAAGATCTGAAGCGAGGAGTCTTTCGGAGCGTCGATTGTGACTCTTGAGCGGTCGGCAGGATTCATGGCGAACTTCGACCCGAGCGTAATCAACATGCTCATCTCGCTCGCCATCATGTCTTTATTACCGAGGAGTTTCGTCGCAAGCCTGACCATGAGTGAAAACAACATGCGATCCGATTCAAACAGCACTCCAGGCAGGGCTTCGCTTGCCAATTGCTCCCAGACTCGCTTCTGTTCGGGAGTCATCCAGTCGGGCGGAGGTCCAAGCAGACGATCCGTCGTGGGTTCATCTGGGCGTTCACGCTCAGGATGACGAATAAACGAGCCTTTGGCCTCTAATACAGCAGTCGGTGTCTTATTTCGTCCCATAAAGCTAAATCCAAATAGTGGAGATATGTGCAAAAACCGCGGGCGACGGGCAGCTTCGGCGATTAGTCCAGAGATCTGACCGGCATACGGGTCTATCCGGACTTCGTCCGATTGTCAGCTTTGCACAGCATTTTACGAGCAGTAGGTTCCTGGTTATGCCGGGATTACTTGGCCGCCACCTCGGGCTCGAAGATACCCGAGGGTTGCTTTGTGCTCGCGTACGGATTTACTCCCTTTGCGAACAGGAAATAAAGGCCAACAAACGGCACGAGGATTGTTAGAGCCCACCATCCTGAGTGCCCGAGGTCATGCACGCGGCGAATCGCGGCACCTGCCATAAGGGGCACGCACGACAGAGCAACGAGAAACAGAATGATGGCGGCCATGTCGCTCTTGGTGTAGTCGGCCAACATTGAAAAGGCTTTCAACATAAGGATGCTGCTAAACCACAACGCGGCAAACTCACCACGCGGGGACCTACCTGCATAGAATTTTCTAATCATCGGGGTGCCTCCCTTTGGGCGAGGTTGCTCTGCTATCCATAATTGGGCACCAGGCACCGCGCCGCAACGGTACGCAGGTAACCTGATCAATTTCATTCAGGCGCGGATCGTTTTAATGCCCCGCACGGCCATAGCAAAGCCTGATTCTTGCGTTGCTGTATGTCTGTCATGGTGCGGCTTGCACATGCCACGACAGCGGTTGGGATCATAGAAGGCGTCCTTGCCCAGCGTGGCCACTATCACCCTGGCCCTGAGTGGATGGTGGTCCACTACTGTTGCGGCATGTGGGCATCCCTCTGCGTCTTGGCACAAGATGTCCCTGCGAAGCACGATCCTTCTGGTACATTGCCAGCGTCTATTGCGGTAAAGCTGCCTGATTGGATCGTCTGCTCGATACGTGTCATACAGACGACGATGTTCGATTGATCTGTTCGTCGTTTGATGCGCGACACAATACTTGGTTCCGTCCGCCGCCCTTGATGAACAGTCAAGGCATAATGATGTTGGACTACTTGGCATCAGCGTCTACCGTTGGACAATCCAATACTTTCTCCAGCCGCTCCAGATCTCTTAATATTGCTTGGCCTCGATCAAGCGTCCGATGTGCTTGCTGCAATTTGTAGCGCACCACCATTAGCCCATGAGTGCGCTTCTTTCGCTGATCGCTCGACTGTATCTCCTGCTCTATGTCAGCCAGACTGTCTGTGATCGTGCCGTTTAGCTTCTCCACGTATTCACGAGCGGAAGCGATTGTGGCGAAGTGATTCATTGCTACCTGTCTTTGAGGACTTCGATTCCTGTCAGAATGGCGCCTTGCACTCGAATGTTTTCAGCTTGCGATTCCTGAAAGTCTTCTCTCATCTCACGCATTGCAACAGCGAAGTCATGATTCGCTTCAGCAATGGATTTCAGAGAGTCGGAAGCATCTTCCGCAGCCTTCTGAATGTGCGCCATGTGGTTGTCGAGAAGAGTATTCGTCCAAATACTGATGCCATCCTGAGCGTTCCTGACAACGGAGCGGGTGTAAAAGAATCCCTTTACGCAAAGGCTTGTTGCGGTAGCAAGCGGTAGCCAGAATTTGATGAATGCGTATATTGCAAGCAGCGTCATGATTAAACCCTGTTAAGCGTTGTCGATGTACCAGATGCGGAATTCCAACATGGCTCGAAACACGAAACCTTTACTTCCCTCTTCGTATTCCAGGTCCCAATCCTTTTCTGTTAGCACGGCGAGCACCTGGGTTGAATCGGGCAGAGTGCCTTTATATGACTGGAGCACTTCCCTTACCGCCGCCGCGATGCTGCGGCTGGCGTAATAAGAGGTTGCATAACAATCCACCTGAAACAATGCGTCACGAACACCAGCAAAACCGTTCATGCTGTAAAGATCACTCGTTGCTGTGCGCTGGAACACGAGATATGGTACGGAGGCTCCCTTTTGCGCGAGAATCCAGAACGCTTTCGTTGTCCCGCTGGTATCCACGCCGACAAGAGATTTGACGGCCGCATTCTGCGCAACGAGTTGGAACAATCCTTGCTCAATCATTAGTTGCCCACTGTGTCGTTCGTGACCAGCGTGTAAATGTGCAGTTCCACCTGTTGCCCGTCTGGGTCGTAGAAACTGTCAATGTTGTGAAGTTGATTGCGAAGCAGAATCTGCATCCCGCCATCGAGCGAATAAATCTTCGGGTAACGGATAACGATCTTGTACGACGCTATGCCGACACGGGTTTGCGTTTTATCGACTTCCTTGCTGCGCCAAATCGAGACGTTCGCATGTATGCCGCTCGCTACCGTCGTTGGCGCGTTCGGCGTTCCATCGGCTGCTTGCCCAGCATTCGGATTGAGGATCGTGATGTAGGTGTTGAACGCGCTGGACGGCAAATAGCGAATTCCACTCGATCTTCTTGGCAGCGGCATGATTATCTCGGTATGCGATAAGTCTTGTAGCTGCTCAACATCGTGCAGAGCGTTCCCCAGACTTCGCTTGAAGGGTCCACAGAAATGATGGTGCGGTTTTCCCAGAAGTGATTTGCGAGAAACATTATTGCCATCTGCAGACGAGCATCCACACTCGCTGGAGTGCTGGTATTGCCAGCCCAATATGTAATCTGAATGCAGTCCTGACGGCGATCTGTGAGTGGCCACCAGTTGCCTACGGTGAGTGTCAGCTTGTTGTCTTGAATGTAGTAGTTTGATGGATTCCAAGTCTGAGACACGCCGTTCTGATCGAAGTAGGTGACGACTACAGGATTCGTCACAGGCGATACGCCTGGAACTAGAACAGGGCGGCGCACGAACTCGACGCTGTCCCTTGTCGGAAAGCCCCACCACCACCAAGGAGTGATGGCAAAGCTGTAGCTCAACTCGTACTGAAGAAAGTTGCGCGGGTCTTGCGTATTCGGGAAGAAATCGAGCGTGAAGTAGACCTGCTCGGCCATGCAAGCCCATTGCGCCATTGTTTCGACTTGGTCAGTGGCGGCGTCGATGAACACCTGAAGCAGCGTGTAGTCGTCTGTCTGGATGGCAGGAGACGAACCTGTGACGTACTTTTGCGGCACGTCAAAGCGTCCGAACGCAGCAAGGCGTTCGGGCGTAATGACTGGTGCTATCCGAGGCGTGATGATCTTCTGAATCATTACTTTCTCTTCTCAACCTCAATCCGCTTCAAACGAAGAAAAATTGTGTAGTCTTCTTCAGCGTTCTCCTGTTGGGTCAATTCTGCTGGAGTGTTCTTGAATACCGACAGGTTGAAAGAGCTTTTGATGTCAGACTTCTTCTCTGAAATGGCCGTTGCAAATCCGTTGGCTTTTGCCTGCTCGGGATTCATCCACGTTTCGTCTTTCAGCATGGACAGGATTGTGTCTTTCGACAGACCCGTGCGGGCTACATAGATGTCCGCTGCTGATGCCGTCACACTTTCAAGCGTGTCAGCCATCTTTCGCATATCGTCAGCGTGGCCGACGGCGAGAGCTAATCCCTCATGGATCATCATTTGAGTGCCGAGCTGCATAGTGATCGAAGTGCCGGCCATCGCAATAAGCGAGGCCGCACTAGCAGCGAGACCCAGAACATTCACATTCACAGGCTTGCCAGCCGATTTGAGCAGGTTGTATATCGCCACTCCCTCAAACAAATCACCGCCAGGAGAGTTCAGATTGAGTTCAATGTCGGAGTAATCCTCTTGACCATCTCCAAGGGCATTCTTGACGCTGGACGCAGTGATGCCCTCGCCGAAGAAATCCTCGCCGATTGCGTCGAAGATATTAAGCTGCAAGGTCTTGCCGCTTGCCTTCGCGCTGAATGCTGTGGTGCCTGGTTTGTCTTTTCTTAAACTGAACATAGTTCTTCCCCTTGTGCGATTGCGACGAGAGCCGCACGTTGCTCATCTGTTGTCATGTCCTTGTACTTGTGGCAGAACTCAGCAGCGGCGTTTGGAGTGCAAGCCAGAACGTCGACAACAAACTTCTCGTCAAGATCTGATTTCGCCGCCTTCCTCATCACTCGTTCTGCGAGGGAGTTTGAAATTACTTGCAAACGAGCTGTGGCCTTCTTGGCAGGTGCGTTATCGCCATCGCTGCCCGTACCTTGCGAATCGGGCTCTGGTTCTGTCGGGTCGGCCTGCGGAGTGTCTGCATTGCCGTTCGGGTCAGGAGGTATCTGACCAGGAATGAAAAATTCCTGTTTCGCAATGTCGAAAATTACTGGTGTTCCAGTTCCGCCCACGAGAAAATCCCCGCCCTCTACCGAATCCATATCTTCGATAGCTCGTGCCTCGTTCGGCGTCATCTGAAACGAGTTGATTTTGATTTGATTGGTTTCGGCCCGTTCTTTCGGAGATCCACGAAGAATGATGTCGGCGTTATGCTTCGCATAAAGCCTGCCTCTATCTGCAGGGTCAATCAGGTCTCGTGTAATCGTTTGTTCAATCGCCGTTGTGTACGGCAACAGCGAGGTGTTGAAGTATTCGTCCAGGAACGCTGAGCTTGAGGCGTAGGTACTGTTCTGTTGGCCGAGCCCTAGCTTTACAACTAGCGGAGCACCGCCGAATAGACGAGCGATGGTCTCTTCATTCCACTTTCGAGACTCGATTAGCTGAGACTCTTGTGCGCTGAACGTCATCTGCTCCCACTTTCCACCGCCTGGGAGGATGGAGAACTTGCCAGCATTCTGGGACCCGCTGAAGTCTTTCTTCAAACGATCTACAACACCCTGCGCTTGTTCTTCGGTAACGCCCGATTCAATAGGGAACGAAATAAACCCGCCCATGCCCAGGCCATTTGCGAAGTTGCGTCCTGCTGTTTCTTCGGCGGCGATTAGAACGCTGATTGCTTCCTTTGCAAGAGCTATGGTTGCCGCGCCCTCAATGCCGATGCCTTCGAGGTTGTGAGCAGACACATGCCAGATGTCCTCTTGATAGAACTCGCGCACTACTCCATTCCCACACTCATAAAGCCACTTGAGCACAGGAGTCTTGCTGCCATCACGAGCCACTTGTGCTTTTGAATCGCTGTAGTCCCATTTGACGGCCATGCTCCAGGCATTCATGGGAACTAGTTCAAGCAGATCACCAGCCTGGTTCACAATCTTCTGGCAGAAGCAATTGCCATTCATTACGAGCTGTGAGGCGAGGAACCAGCGAAGCTGATATGACGTCTGCCACCGATTAGGACAATCACGTAAAAGCGAATAGAGGGGTTTATCAATTGCAGGCTGCGTTCGCTGCCTGTTGTTCGCAATCTGCGTCTCGCGCAGGATCAACGGCATCTTTGCGATGTCATTGGCCAGCATCTTTACGGACGACAGCACTGCCGCAACACGAATAGCCGTAGCCCTAGTAACTGGCTTACCAGCAGCCGCTGGGAATCCAATGAGTGCCTGTACGAGGTCAGCGGATGGCGCAGCTAGAGTGGAAGTCCCGCCATCCATTCTGAAGCTAGGAGGGTCGGACAAATTAAGGGAAATCAAGGGCATGTAAGCCTTTTCAGGAATCAATGGATTCTGTGTGCGGGCAGGGACACGAATACCAGCGGGTATCTACTAAGGGCTAGATAGTCGAATCGTCGTCGTTGACGGGGAGCTTCTCTTTGACTGGATCTTCTCCGTAATAGATATGCTTGCCGCCTATGCGCGTTCCGCGCCCTAGCCCAAGTCCTTCTTGTACGAGCAGCGATTCCCAGCGGAAACGCTCGTTGGCCAGTTGTCCTGCTCTGAGAGTGGGTATGCCGTCATGCCATCGTGTTCTGCGCTTTAGAGGACGCCGCCCTTTTACACAATGGCTGAGAATCCCGTTTTGACGCAGAATGCGACTGACCTGCTTTTGACTTATTCTGAAGTAGTCGGCAATCGCCGCTTGGTAGTGATGAGGGTGTGCTCTCTTGTAGTCGACAACAGCTTCGTAAGATACCGTGCGCTTGCGTCCTATCATCCGTTACTCCAATACAATTCCGAATTGTTTTTCTAAGTCAGACATTGGAACGGGGCTGATCGAGGACTGAACCACCCAGAATGATTTCTTAGGCTTGGCAATGTTTTCTGGTGCCGTAGCACGAGCGAGTGCCATGATGAGAGACGCTGGGCCGTCAATCTTCTCCCGCTTACGGTCGCGAGACGGTTTGATAAAGCTCGTAGCCTTTTGTGTGTTCCAGCGAAGGCTCGCCATTTGCCAGCGCATCACAGGGTTACGATCGTGAGTGAAGTCCCTCCGCAATACTTTCCGCATGAATTCCTGGCATGGGCCGTTCATCCGAATGTGCGACTGTGGGAACGCAACGAACTTCTGCATCGGGAAGCCGCTTTCTTCAAGCATTCGGACTAGCTCCGACGACCAAGCATCGTCATAAGCGATCTCCTTCAGATCAAATTGCTTGTTGATTTCAGCGATCTGTTCGGCAATGAAGCGAACATCAGTCAGATTTCCTGGCGTCAATGTGATAAAGCCCTGATCTGACCAGGTGTCGTATGGAACGTGGTCGCGTTTAACACGAGCGGCGACGTTATCTTTCGGGCACCAGAAGTACTCGATTACGCGCCACTGGTCGGGAAACAAGAGAACGAGAGATGAAGTGTCATTCTTCGGAGCAAGGTCCAGGGCGGCATAGCACTCTTTGCCTGCTAATTCTTTGAGCGATTCGGCACGAAGGCGTCGTGGGTCTGGATGATTTGCAAGAGGCGCACGGGTACAAGCGTCCCACTTGTCTATTTCGATTGCAGGGTTTTCAGATTCCGATGACCAGATGTTGAGAGAAAACCGTTTGAATTCGCCGAGGCTGGTGGGCTTCCCCTCCGTCTCTTTGAATTCTCTGCGGATCGTATCAATTTCGAAGAGATAGCCGAGTGCGGGATTTGATTTGACCCATAGCTTCTCGTCCTTGTAATCATCGTCGTCATCGAGGGTAAACAGCATGGGCATGATTTCGTCGTCAACTACATGCCCGTCGAGAATCTTGCAGCAATACTCGTACTCGTTCCAGCAGACGGAAGTTCCTCCCGCAGAGGCGCCTGCCGTAGAGATACAAATCATCATTGGCTGCTTTCGGGTACGCCCACCCAGCTTTAGGACCGTCCACAACTCCTCGCTCTTCCAACGATGGATTTCGTCACAAATAGCAGCAGACACAACTGCGCCGTCTTCCGTGTCGGCGGATCGCGCCATCGGTGAAAGACGTGATCCTGAGGATGGAATGTGTAGAGCAATGACTGGCTCATTGCCTGCCTGCTGAACCGCGACTTTTAAGTCGGGATGACGCTCTCGCATCAGTACCGCTTCTTTGAAAACGGTACGAGCCTGTTTCATGGTCGTTGCCGCGCAATACACGCGAGCCGACTGCTCGCCATCGGCAACCAGGTGATAAAGGGCCAACGCAGCACTCACGCCGCTCTTGCCGTTCTTCTTGGCGACCAGGAACAACGTGCGGCGAAAACGACGAGTTCCGTCTGTTCTTTTCCATCCGTACAAAATCGCAAGCCACGCTTGCTCGGCTGGGTAGAGCCTCATCGGGTGCGAATCATTTGGAGGAATGCAGAACGTCTGGCAGAAGTCGATTACGTAGTTAGCGGCCTTTGGATCGAACCACAATTCACGCTCGTGGCCGTTCTCCAAATCACGAACGTGCCGCTGCATTGCCTTGCGAATCCACTTGCAAGCGACAACGGAGCCGTCGATAACGCCTGCAATGTAGGCGTCGACAATCGGGTTTACTGGAACATTGGACATAGAGATACGCACGGGAGGTAACGCAAGGGTGCGGATCGAATGTCCGTCGGCGGGATTAAAGCAGCTCCAGAATTGCGATTAGGGTGACAGTTGCTTGTTGTTCTGTTTGTGCTGTAGGAGGCTGAGGAATTTGTGCATTATCGACAGGGATTGCTGTGCTACCGCCACGTAAGGATTCTGAATAGGATTCTTTGATTTGTTCTGTATCACTACTCCGAACTCTTGAATCTTTTCTTCAGCATCAGCCCAACGACCGTATGCCGCACAATAAGCCGCTAGTGCGGGTGCATCCTCTGGCGTGATCTCTTCAACAGAGACCATCCGATTCCATTCAGCGCGGGCCGATTGGGAGAGATGATCTGGGCAAACCAGACTGCTATTCATTGTTTGCTCGTTGTTCATCTCTCGTCCTGTGTCCTTCGACCAGATTCTGTTCCAGAAGCTGTATTAGTCGTTTCTGATAATCGCTGAGTTCTGGCAGTGCTCTCAGTTCGCGGAGGCTGAATGAAGCATTTATGTCTTGCATTCGCTTAACCTCGCAGCGAGTCCCATGTCCTTCATTCGTTCTAGAGCGACGGCAATGTACTTCGGCTCTATTTCCATTCCGTAGCAACGCCGTCCTTCCTGCTCGGCGGCGCAGAACTGAGTCCCGCTGCCACTAAACGGCTCGTAACAGATCTCTCCTGGCAGCGTGTTGAATCGCATCGGTCGAACGAATAGCTCGACGGGCTTTTCAGTTGGATGAGCGATTGCGGCAGATGGCCTGTCAATTTCCCACACAGTATCCTGCGCTCTATCGCCGAAGAACCTGGTCCTGTTTCCCTTTCGCCAGCCGTAGTAGCAAAGCTCGTGCCGCCAGTGATAATCACCATGCCCCAAGATGAAACGATTCTTCGCCCAGATGATCTGGCGATGAATCAATAGATCGGCGGCAGAGGCAGCAGCGGCAGCAAAGAATGCCTGCGTTAACTGCGCGTGCCAGATGTACCAAGCGGCGTCGTCTCTCAGGAACGGAAGTGCGGTCGAGAAAACAGATTCCAGAAACGCCTGCAGTTTTTCGCCGTCGGCCTCATCGCCATGAATTGCCGAGAATCGTTGGGCCGAATCTGCGCCCGAATCAACTCCATAAGCCACTCCATACGGCGGGTCGGTTGCGAGTAGCGATGCCTTCTCACCACCCCTAAATAATTTGGCGACGTCTTCAGTATCCGAAGAGTCGCCGCACATTATGCGGTGAACTTTTCCCGATACGGTTTTGCTTGGGATTTCCCATACCTGGCCTCGCTGGATGTTCCACTGCGTCAGTAGCTTCTCGGCCAGATCTGCTTTAGGAGCGGGCGGTTCAGGCGTGACAACCTTCCCTGCCTCAACGGTTAATTCTTTGAGTTCCTCACCATTGAAGTAAGGGAACATGTCGATCTCGCTAGAGAGATCTTTCAACGCATCAGGATTCCACTCGAGTCCAAGCTGACCAGCACGATTGTCAGCCAGTGCAAGTTCTTTTGCTTTGGCGTCCGTGTCGAGGTCAAGATCTGTTCTTTTTACAACGACCAGCTTCGTGCCGTCGGATTCAACAACGATAACGTCGTCCATACCTATGTCAGCCGCAGCTTCAGCGGTTTTGTTTCCTGCTATCAGCTTTCCATTGCGGTCGATAAGAACGCTGCGACCTGCGCCCAGCTCTCGGATCGAGCGGGACAACACTTGCTTGCCTCGGAAAGTACCGCTGTTTAGGTTTTTATCATCCTGCCGAAGTTCTGAAATCTTCATTTGTAACGGCTCCATTTGTAATTGAATCGCCCTGGCCGCGCACCTTTTCGCACCCAACAGGCTTTTTGATAATTGTGATTCCAGCAAAGCGTCTGATAAGACCGTGGAAAATCGTTAGCGAGTAGCCAGCGGTAGAAATCAAGGCCAGTCTTGACGTGCATGTCCCTGACAGTTCGACCGTGTATGTGATCTATTGTGAGTTGGTCTACCTCATCCACTTCACAGCCAGGAAAACAGCACCCGCCAGCAATCCCGTAATACTCGATGACCTTCTGTTTTATTCGGTCATCGTGATACTTGCGTTTCTTCTTCTCGTCCATTCAGCGCGCTTCCGAGGTCGGTGCCTCGAAGGGCGTTGAGTTGCCGTCCATCCCAGACGGCTTCATAACGTATTGGAGGACTGAGTCGCTATAGCTCAGAACTGAGATTGATGCTGGAGTTTGATAGACAACTCCCTGACCTCCAGCATCCCGTCAGTGGCGGTTGTAATGACTGCCAGGGGTAGAACTAGTGCTTCAATGCGGAGCGGAGTTCACACACATACGCTGCGTCATTCTTTCCGTGGCCTGAATGTTTACGAACGATGCGCGTCAGTTTGTTCTTCAGGTTCGTCTTGCGACCGGTCGAGGCGTTTGGAATTGTGAACTCTACGGCAAGCTCCTCGAACGTTGCTTTAGGGCCGACGAGTTTTGAGGCACGGAGCATACGGTTCACAACATCATCAGTTACTTTGGCCCAATCCGCTGCTACTCTTTGTTCCCTGATTTGTCTCTGCTGTTTCCAGAAAGCCGCCGCAGTCTCTCGGAACTTTTCTGCGCGTCGCCGCTTCTGCTCCCGTCGACGCCTTTCAGGGTCTAGCTCGGCTTCTCTGATCAGGCAGCGATAGAAGGCCAACATTATCCAATCGAGTTTTTCTTGATGTTGCATTTCTTGAAAGACCGCGCCTTCGCCATTCTCGCTTTCCGCTTTTCTTCAGATATTCGTCCCAGATTGATCTCGCGAGTTTCAGTCTTGACATGCGCACTATTCGCGCAACGACTGCCTAGTCCTTTGTCCTCGCATTGATGACTGAGTTCCAATCCAGACCCACGCGTCGGTGGCTCCTGACCTCGAATGTGCTTGTAGGCCCATGCGACGGCGTGACCACACCGACCGTTATCCAACGGCATCATGGGATACGCACCTTGCGATGCTGGCTTGGAATTTCCTGTCCATCCAAAACAACCGTTGGGGAGTTCGACGACGTGCGCGTAGTAGAAAGCCAAATGTTGGCTGTTTGTGAAACGTTTACGCCGCAGGTTAGAGAGTTGTCGGGGAGTTAGGGTATTGAGTTCATCCAGCTTGCGTTCTGTCTGCGCTCGGCGAGTGGCTTTGAGAGATGTGATGTCGAATGGCATTGAGGTAATCCTCCAGAGATTTCTGTTGCTCATCCCTCTCTAGTATGTAGTTTTGCGGAAACTTTTCTGGGCCGCGATAACTCTCTGCTAAATCAATGCGCTGCGGGGAATTTATGTTTCGAGTTCTGCTGGTGGGCTAGTAATAATCAGGGTTGCGGTCCAAACTCTTGTCGAGCTTTCCGCTTGCCTTCGATAATCTCCTGCATCTTTCTGAAAACTTTACAGGTTTACTTGAATAGGGCTGCCGTTCAACTGTGTGTTGCCGTTTCTGCTGCATGAGGCTGCCGTGCAGCCAGAAATCATCTTCCGTCGTCGGAATAAAATCAGCATCTCCAGGCTTCGGGAATTGACTGTCATCGAATACAAATCCACCGTGTCGTTTTAGCATTTGTGTAATCCTCCTATTTCAATCGTACTCAGCAACCCAGCTCTACCAATGGGCACAATAGACTGCATCTGCAGATGCACAATCAAACGTAGAGCCAGCGGAACATCAGCACGTCTACTCATAGCCGCTCGGCGCACACGCCGACGGCGATTATCAATAAACAGCTCATGGGTCGTGTCAATCATTCCTCTACATGCAGGGTCTTGAGTTTAGAAACTCAAGTGAGCAGAGGAACCTAAGCAATACATACACGCCCGAATGTGAGGCGCAGATAAACGAACGGGTGCGCGAGCCTCAGGGAGGACTCACTTCTCATCTAACAGGCTTGATACCACCCGTTGCCTCGCGGCTAACTCAGTCGGTGTAAGTTTCGGCTTTGCCTGGGTACGTCACGCGCCAGGGTTTGGACGATGGCCTATTCTCTAGCCTTCGGCGGTCGCGGGCCTGCAAGTTCAGCAACCACCTCACTCGCCGCTATCTCCGACTCAGATGCTCTTAAAACGTGCTTTTGGACTCTACCGCTGAAATGATTGCCTGACGGATTTCCCTGCCGTCTTTCCGCCTCCGCAGAGATAAACGGTTCACACGAACGGCGTGTATGTATCCTAGCGGGTCTCTATCGTTGGACCTGTTGTCGCCTAGAAACGGCCTGTAATGAACCCATCTGTAAACAATGATCGGATCTTCAGAAAAGGCGATGGTGCCGTGAGACGCCGTGCCTGCGGCACCAGTGACCTTGACGATGTAGCTCATGCGTAATCTCCCCTTGCTGTTTATGGCTAGTATAGGAATTCACTCGAAAATCGTCCGTTTTACTACGGAGGGATTCAGTATGGGGTCAGGATGCGGACGGTCACAATCAATCCTGGTGTGGCTCGGGGCATTCTGGATTATTGCCAGGTATGGGTGCGAAGTGCTGAGGCAAGTTCCTCGGTGTTGTCGGGAACTTTTCCGCCGAGTTCCTTTTCAAGATCGAAGTAGCAAAATCCACGGAGCGGGCCTGGCGTAATCTTGCGAAACTCGGTCGTAGTCATTCTTTCGCACAGGAAGAACTTGTGCCCAACTGTCACGTCATAATCGTGGACGGGAGCTTTTCGAGTGGCCGCGATGATTCGTTCTTTCTCAGAGGCAGTCAATTTCTGATCGTCGGCAGTCACCACTTCATTTGAGGTCAAGTTGATATTACAGGGAACAATCTTGACGATTTCCCCAACGGCTCGTACTGATCTGTTGCTGTAAACGCCGAGATACTTCGCTTTGCGGCGACTGTACTGCACTGGGCAGTAGTACAGGGCAAAGTCCAGATTGTCTTGGAATGATGCTCCACAAGTTGGTACAAACATCGTGTACCGGTCTCTCGGCAACAGTCCCCACTCGCTACAGAACGATTCATAATCATTCACGAGCGCCGTCATTTCCTCGTCGTGATCGGACAGACACTCTCTCATAATCCTGATGATTTCCTCAAAAGACTTGTAGCTGACCTGAATGCTCTGCTTGTCAGCCTTGAGACCTATGTCTTTCAATATGGAATCGTTCCGCAACGTTGGACTCAGCAGAATGAGAAGTTTGTGCTGCTCCGTCCCGAACACCCCTAAATGTCGCTCCAACTGGTCAAGGTCAAAGCCATCCCCTCGTTTCGTCTCCACCGCTATCTTGAGACTGTCTTGGCTTATGTAGCCGTCGAGGACGCTTTTGCCCGTACCTCTCTGCTGACTGAACTGAAGCCATGACCCTGACAGTTGAAAATCCTGATCGGCGCACAGTTTTTCCATAAAGCGTTCGAACTTGAATCGGTTGTACTGATTCAATCTCAATAGCAAAAGCAGAGTGTTGTTCGTCGCGAAGTTTTCAGGTTGCGAGTAGCGCGGGAAATAGTGAATATCCGTCATCAACACTCTCCAAATTTTTCAATGCTCTGGTCTGCCAAGCTTGCCCTCGACATCGGGACCGCTCGCTTCGGCCATGCTAGTTCCCGACGCATAAACCAAAGCTCTAGGCGAGTCAGATTTGCTTCTTGATCTCCGCGACTGGCACGGGTTGATACGTGCGAAGAAATGTAACGGCATCCTCTTTGTCACGAAATGTGGCCTCGATGGAATCCCCATTGTTGTATCGAATGTGAATCTCATACCGTTGGATCGGGTGCTTGTCTGACTTTTCCTCGTAGCCTTCGATGAACTTGATCGCGTCTGCAACGGTCGGAAGGTCTTTTGCAGTGCCATGCAATGGCAAGATTGTGATTCGGTCTATCTGACGCGAAACAACCTTTTCCAGCACTTCGATGAATTTTTCAACATCACCCTTCTGTTTTCGTAACAAAGCCTTCGCGAGAGCCTTTCGCTTTGCTGATGACATCGAGTCATACGCATCCACTTTCTTCTTGAACTCCTCAACTGAGGTGTCCTCTTCGAACGCAGCGTCGATCCCGTAATCCTGGAACGCAGCAATCACGCTCTCGTAAGAAAAATACAGAACACTAAATCCAAGGGATCGAAGCTGATTCAAAGCCCCTTCAGTGAACACTCCTGCGAGAATGACTCCAATGAACGGACGTGCATTCTTATATGTCTCCGCCAACGGGACAATGGCCCCTTGTATTTCTTGAGCCTTGTTGCGTGAATGTTTGGTGTAGCGCCTCCATGCAGTCTCTATGAATGCAGCGGGGATGCCGAGTCTCTCAGCACTGCCTCCGCGCTCCAGAACGAAATCCAAATCATGCTTGTTCTCGTTCAAATCGAGCCACGTGCATCGTTTACCTGGTCTGCATGTACGTTCCCCTTGCTTGTCTAAATAGAGACTGTGCTTGTCTGCAAACTCAGCTAGGAGAGGGGCAACAGCAGCCTCAAGCACTTCTCCGACTATCTGTCCGAATCGGTGGGCGGGTGATTCAGCCATTTCTATCCTTCAACCCAGAGATGCCCTTCTTGTAGCGGCACGCGATGCTTGCGATTCTTCCACTTGATGTTTCTGTCACGTATTTTCTCAAAACTATAGGACCTAAAGCCCGCTGAGATGGCAAGAGAGCCTAGCCAAGGAATGACTGGAACGTACACCCCATAAGGAGCAGAATCTCCAATGACAAAACAAACACGAGATGGGCTGGTGCAGACAGAACGAAGAGAATGCCACGTCAGCGCCAAATCTCGAAAGTAGCAAGCGATCATCAGATGATAGGTCTTCCTGCCACCCTTTGTTTCTCTGATGTCTGCAAGCTGGCGACAGACGGATTCAAGTTCTCCGCGAATGGGAGCGAGTTCAGGCGTTTGCAAAACTGATCCAAGGTCAATCGAGCTCTCAGGTACATGTTGTGAACACGAGCGAATGAGGTATTTTCTTACACTCTCTTGCAAATCACCCCACCCGTCAATCTCTCGCATGAATGACATCTCAAGTCTTGTTGCATCCGCGTAATCGTAGTTGTTAGGGTACGGCGGGGATGTGATGACCAAGTTGATCTCACCATGCGGGACTCCCGCGCAACCACGAGCATCACCAAGCAGAAGATTCGCGGCAGGTCCTGACACGGATGAGGACTGACGCATGTCGTGATAGATCGTGCGTGAAAACTCAGCGAATGCGGTCGTGACATTAGTCGTCGTCCGCTTTTGTTTCTTCGGCAGAATGTATTGCCACTGAGCCGTTCCCGCACTCGAAACTTTTCTCAATATTGCTATCAAGGTCATCCACGCCAGTTCTGATGCAGGCGAGTCGTCTCTCACTTGCTCAAACCCTCGTCGCAACTTATCAAGATGAGCCAGTGCCTCGTCCGAATAGCACTTTCGGATCAGCGACGGATAGGTTTCCAAGTCTGGCTTAATCTCTTCGGCAGTCCGAACGAGAGTTTCGATTTTTCGAAGGTATAGCTGCGGATCTGTTCGATAGTGAAGTTTGGCACGCGCGACGCGATAGACGAATGGGTGTGCTTCTATTCCCCAGCTTTCTGCTCCCGCCGTTTCTGCTGCCAACAAAGTCGTGGCAGAGCCCGCAAACGGATCGAATGTGACGACTTTGCCAGACGTAGCCTTGATGATTGATTCGACCCACGAAGCAGAAAAGCCCGCGCTGTATCTGAACCAACGGTGTACTGGAAGGGACATGTTTGGAGTGAACGTAGATGAAACTGGAAGGGGAACAACGGGAACGTCATCGGCAAAAAGTGAGGTCTGTTGTGTGGCCATCGTACACCGATTTTAGATTACACCGAAAAACTCCGTGGCCCACTGTGGGAAACACGGCACATTGGGATGATGTCACAGATTCGCAGGCGAACACAAGACGAAAGTGCTACACTCTTGGACGTGGATGAGGGACGCAAGCGAGTTCTGCTAATTGCCGCTGCGATTCTCGCCGCTCGAAAGCTTGCTCAATTCGATAACGTGAGAAGAATCCCTGCGACGATCTGCATCATTGATGACGCAATCCGATGGGCGGATGAGATTATGAAAGAGATTGATCGACGATGGCCGCAATCGTCGCAGCAGCAGAGATAGAGTATTCCTTTGGAGGCAGTATGGCGTTTGAAGTTGATTTTATCGCTGTAGGGGATGGCGAAAAAAGTGGTGATGCTATTGCGGTTCGATGGGGCAATCTCGCTGGCCCTCGTGACCAGCAGAAGGTTCTCATAATCGACGGTGGGACGCTGGAAGCTGGCCAGAATCTAGTCAACCACGTTACGAACCAATATGGCACCACTTATGTTGACGCCGTTCTTTGCACCCACCCTGACATTGACCACGCTTGCGGTCTGAAGATCGTCCTCGAAAAGCTCGACTTTGGCTTCCTGCTGATGCACAAGCCGTGGGATCATGCGGACGAAATATGCGAGCTTTTCAAGAATCCATCGACACCGAAGAAGCTGAAGGAGAAGCTGCAAAAGGCGATCACGGCGGCCCACGACCTACAAGAACTCTGTGATGATAAAGGCAAGAAGATCTACGAGCCATTCACTGGTATGACTTGGGACAACATTCGGATACTAGGACCGAGCCGCGACTACTATCAGCAGTTGCTCGCTCTGTTTCGTGAGACTCCTACCGCCCTCTATCCTGTTCCTGGCATCCTGCAAAAAGCAGTGGCAAGTGCGAAGGAAGCGATTGAATGGGTGGCGGAGAAAATGGACATGCAATATGAGAGCCTCGACGACTCGGGCGTTACCAGCCCTGAGAACAACTCGTCCGTCATTTCGCTATTGACAGTTGACGGCCACAAATTGCTCTTCACTGGCGATGCAGGAATACCTGCGTTGACGGCAGCGGCGGACTACGCGGCCAGCCTGAACATTCGGCTGGATGATCTTCGCTTCATGCAAGTCCCTCACCACGGGAGCAAACACAACGTCGGCAAGACAATACTCAACAGAATAAAGGCAAGCAGCGCCTATGTATCGGCTGGGGCTAACGCACCCAAACATCCTGCCAAGAAGGTCACGAATGCTCTGCTCAGAAGAGGAACGGGCGTTTACGTAACAGCGGGTGTTGGCCTTTGCCATTTTTTCGGCACGTCAGGCCGCAACAATTGGTCCCCAGCACCGAAGGTGCCTTTCTACGATAGTGTAGAAGCTTAGACTGACAGAAATGAAAAGCGGACTTGACGAGTACACGAGAAATGCGCGACTGAGGCCCGCGTTCTTGGTTGCACTGCCCGTCGCCTTGGCAGTTGCAGGTCTGGGTTTTAAGGAGTCTGCCACTGAAGGAACTCTTTTCGGTCTGGCATCTTCCCTTGGCTTCACGTTCTTACTCTCCCAGCTCGTGAGAGACACTGGCAAATCCAAAGAAAAACTACTATTTGATAAGTGGGGCGGCAAACCAACGACAGTAATGCTTCAACACAGAGATACACGCCTGAATGCACACACTCTAGCTCGTTATCACTTGCGATTGTGCTCCTTGCTGCCTGACATTAAGCTCCCGACTGCAGCACAAGAGAAAGAACACGCAACGGAAGCAGACGAAAAATATGCAAGCTGTGTCGATTATCTTCTCTCGAAAACTCGGGACAAGGAGCGATTCCAGCTTCTTTTTCAAGAAAATATGAACTACGGTTTTCGTCGCAATCTCTGGGCACTAAAACCTATTGGCATAACTCTTTGTATTTTCAGTTTGGCGGCTCTCGCCGTCCTCACGCGAGTACAAGCCAGAGCGAATGCAGTAGTGTGGTTTGGGAATATAACGGCTATTTCCATCGTCAGCCTTTTGCTCGTGTGGTGGTTCATACGGATCACACCAAACTGGGTCAGGATCGCCGCTGACGGTTACGCAGAAAGGCTTCTCGCCAGCATCGACGAACTATAAATCACACATCCTTATGGATAGCGAACCGAACGGGTATTTCCTACTTGACGGAAGCTTCATTTCGGTGCCAGAGCTTTCGAACGCAGATCGCGACATTCAAATTGAGGCGATGCGAGCGTGGTTCCTCATGAACTTCGAACACCCCGCCGAACACACCCCATATGACGAAGGGTATATATACATTTGGGGAGGCCCGTATCATCCCTCAACCGAGCTGAACACCGAGTTCGAAAACATTGTGCCAAGCGATGTCATAGAGGAACTGGTGAAGCAGCTCCAGAAGATTTCGTCGGAATGGGCACCCGCCAATCCTGATATTTCAGACGAAGATGCAGCGTTCCTAGGCATTGGTTCGGATCATCTGGGTGTTTTTCGGAGCGGCCTTTTAGACATTCTGAGTGTACTTGGCAATCAAATGGAAGCTCCAACGCGCAAGATTATAAATCGTCTCTTGTATGCCAATGTTGTGACAGTTCTTGAATGTTTTCTGTCGGACTTCTTTACTTCCCACGTTAAGAATGACCCAGCGTTGCTGCGTAAATTTTTCGAGGAGAGCGGTTCTTTCAAGGAACGTAAATTTCCATTGAGCGACATATATAAGACGATGGGAGCAATCGACAAGATTGCGCACTCCGAACTTTCGATACTCGTTTGGCATCGGCTAAAGGCAGTGCGCCGCTTGTATCAAACGGTTCTTAGCGTGAGCTTCCCTACCGACACGACACAACTTGAAGATGTGATAAAACTGCGCCATGAGCTAGTGCATCGCAATGGGAAAAAAGAGGATGGCACGATACATGACATAAGTGAAGCGCAGATCAGAGGAGCCGCCATGTTGGCTGAGGAGTTCGTGGACCACATAGAGAAAGGGTGGACGGCGAGGAAAAAGCCACATAATTAATCTTTCCTCTGCTCGATCTTCTTCCAGGCACGACGTAGCTCAAGCGAGATGCGTTGCTGCGTAACCTGGGTGTGTGACTTGTAATACTTCTCCGTCGTCTTGGTGCTCGAATGCCCCAGCAGCGCGGCGACCGTTTCTATTGGGACCCCAGCATCGAGCAAATGAATGCTGAATGTGTGGCGGAACATGTGCGAGTGGCAACGCTTCTTCGTGCTGTCGGGATGCTTGATGTCGGCCAACTCGAATAGCCTGCGGAGGGCACGTTGCCAATCCGCTACTGCCGTCTTGGGAAGCCCGCTGCCAGACCAAAAGAAATATCTGGGATTCGGCTTCAGCCCGTTCGGAACATTCCGCAGTTCCTCGGCGACGTCATACGGCAGTTCCACGAACACAGGCTCCGACGTCTTTGTGCGTTGGAGAATGAGGCGGTCTTGATGATCTAATTTCGACCGCTCCAGCGTCACTGCATCTCGAACGGCTAGACCAGACCAGCGCATGAGCTGCACGAATGCCCGAACGCGACGCCGTTCGGTCTCAGTCTTCCCGTATATATAGGTAGCGTCGAGAATCTTCTCCAGTTCCGAGTTCGTGAAATAGCTCGGCTCCTTTCTACTCAGACGGATCTTGCTGAGGCCACGAGCGGGATTCGTTGTGATCCAGCCGTTATTGTGAAGGAATAGAAAGAAGCCTCTGACCCGCTGCTGAGTCTTGCTTGCCGCCAGCGCACTCTCGGGCCATGTGCCCCGCCATTCCTGAAGCTTGGGCAGCGTCAAATGTGCCAAGTAGTGAATGCCATTGCGATTGCACCAATCAAGCAGGCGTCGTTTGAAGATGAGTTCTAGCTTCTTGATCGTGACGTCGGAGAGACGTTCGCTGCGCTTATTGGCCAGGTATCGAGTGATCGCATCGGCGACTGTAAGACCAGCTTCGGCAGGCAGAGGTTTGCCCAGGGCGGCGTTCCTTAATTCCTGTTCTTTCTTTCGAGCTTTCTCTTCTGCCGTGCTCCAGAAGATCGTCTGGGCGGACTCACGAATGCGATCCCCGCTCTGTCTGTAATAGAGCCATTTGGGGCAACCGCATTTCCGCCAGTGACGGTATTCACGCTTTCCGCGATACTGGCACGTTCGAAGATGGCGGGTGAATACTCCAACAAATTGCGCGTCATGTACCTGCAT